CAGGCTCAACGTTCTCTCATTGTACAGGCACTAAAGGCAGGAATTGATACATCAACAGAAATACGTGAAGAACAACGGGTGTTTAACTTGTTGGCCTGTCCACAGTATCCAGAATTGGCACCCAACATGGTGGCACTCAACAATGAACGAAACAACACAGGTTTTGTAATCGTTGACACACCATTGCGTTTAAGTCCAGAAGACGTGTTGCTCTGGGCAACCAACAACAACGGTTTGGGACTAACCACAGGCGATGGCTTGTTGGTTGGCGATGCCTATGCTGGTGCATTCTATCCAAGTTGTCAGACCACTGATCTGACTGGTAGCCCAGTGGTCACAGCCCCAAGTCACATGATGATTAGAACAATTATCCGCAACGACGAAGTGGCATTTCCATGGTTGGCACCTGCTGGCACACGCCGCGGTGTGATAGACAATGCTGTACAAATTGGTTATATTAATGCAGGAACTGGTGAATTTGAAAGTATTGGAGTACGGCAAGGACTTCGTGATGTGCTGTATGAAAACCGCGTCAACCCAATCACATTCATACCAGGTGTGGGCATAACTAACTTTGGTAATAAGACCACAACCAGTTTGACCAGTGCATTGGATCGTATAAATGTTGCACGTTTAATAGCGTTCCTTCGTGGAAGATTGGAAACCATTGCCAAACAGTTCTTGTTTGAACCCAATGATCAAATCACACGTAATGAAATTACCAACGCTATTGACAGTTTGATGATTGATTTAGTAGCCAAACGAGGAATTTACGATTATCTAGTAGTTTGTGATTTGAGTAATAATACTCCAGCTCGTATCGATCGTAACGAATTGTATGTTGATATTGCAATTGAGCCGGTTAAGGCTGTTGAATTCATTTACATACCAGTTCGTATCAAGAATACTGGAGAAATTTCTGGCACGGCTGTATAACAGTGGTTGGGCAAAACGTCAAAATTTTGCCCGACAAAGAATGGATAAATAACAGTATATAGGAGATTAAAACATGGCCGTTTCATCGCTCACAAGAATGACAGTGCCTTTGGCCAGTGACCAGAGTTCACCAACACAAGGCTTGTTAATGCCCAAACTCAAATATCGCTTTAGAGTGATGTTTGAAAACTTTGGAGTTAGCACACCTCGTACAGAATTAACCAAACAAGTCATGGACTTCACACGTCCCAGTGTTACTTTTGAACAAATTGATTTACCAATTTACAACAGTACCATCAGATTGGCTGGCAAGCATAGTTGGGGCGATATCACTACTCAGTTGCGTGATGATGCTGGCGGCCAAGTAAGTCGATTGGTTGGCGAACAACTACAAAAGCAATTGGATTTCATGGAGCAGAGCTCGGCAGCGTCTGGTATTGATTACAAGTTCTTGACCAAATTTGAAATTCTCGACGGCGGCAATGGTGCCAATGAACCTGTGGTATTAGAAACCTGGGAAATCTATGGTTGCTATCTAACTGAAGTCAACTACAACAACATGGACTATGCTGAAAGTGCTGCGGTAACAATTACCATGAACATCAGATTTGACAATGCAGTTCAAAGTCCTCCTGGATCTGGAGTTGGCGCTGTAATTGGTCGAACATTGGGCGATGTGGCCACAGGCGCCGGCAGCGGCCTAGTATAATCCGATGGGATATTTCGGCGAAGACTTCCTTCAAGGATTCTTTGGCGCCGACGGTCTCAAAGACTACGCCCACGCCTCTGAAACTTTTAGAAGTAACGGATATGAACTTGTTCCTCGGAACAAGTTCTTGTTTCATGTTTTCTTTAACATAAACACCGGTCAAATTCCAGCATTAGCAAATGCCTATGGCGACGGAGAAATCGCCACAGTTGGCCTTATGGTAAAGACAGCACAACTACCTAGCTATAGCATTGATGTAGACACACTAAATCAATACAATAGAAAACGTCTGATACAAACCAAAATCAATTACAATCCAGTGCAGATTGTGTTCAACGATGACCAAGGCGACTTGATTCGCAACATGTGGTACAACTACTACAGTTATTATTACAAAGATCCAAGCCAAAAATACGAAGGAATACCCAACCAGGCCGGAACCCTAGGGAATCTACAAACGTTGTCCAATGGATTTGGATACAACACTAGAGATATCTATGACAACAGTAGACAGGTCAACGACTGGGGATACATCGGCGAAAGCTATCAAGATGGTACCAGTGTTCTAGGAACACCTGGTGGAAAACCGCCATTCTTTAAAGACATCAAAATTTATGGTCTCAGCCAAAAGAAATTTGCCGAGTATGTTTTGATCAATCCAATGGTCACAGACTGGCAACATGATACCTATGATTATAGTGCTGGCAATGGAGTCATGACCAACACAATGACCATACGTTACGAAACTGTGAAATATTATTCAGGTTCAATTGGCGGAGCCACACCTAGTACCACAGTGGCCGGATTCGCAGATCCTGCACACTACGATACTCGTCGTAGTGCCTTGGCCCGCCCAGGTAGCACGGCCACAGTGTTTGGCCAAGGCGGTATCATTGACGCAGGTATTGGTGTGTTAGAAGATCTAGAGGCACTACAAACTGGTCGCGGCGGCCTGCAAAATGTTATTGGCGCAGTACAGAAAGCAGGAACCGCTTATAATACATTTAAAGGAAAAAATTTGGCCAGCATTGCCAATCAAGATATCAAGGCCGCTTTCACGCCTTCAGTACAATCGGCCTACACTCGTGGTGCAGTGCGACAGGCCATTGGTGCAGTGGGCGGTTTGATATTTCCTACAGCTAAAAAACCCTAATCATGCCTACAATAAATTCAACCAATCCCAAAGTTGATCAAACAGTTAAAATTTTTGATCAGTTTTATGAATACGAAACAACTGTATCAACAGAGGAGTATGATGCAGTTTACAGTTATTTTAGAAGTATCTATGGAACAACTGAAGCCGCCGGAAATTTCACAGTTACTTTGTTTCGAGTGGCCAACGAAAGTGATATTCCGGTAATGAATCTGTTGCAGAGTCTACAAGGTAAAGGAGTACCAGAACTCACAGTTACCTTGGCCTATTATCTTAATAGTCTACGAAGTCCAGCAACCTTGTTGGGAATCAACAGTCCGGTCACTCCAAATTATTATGTGGCCAGGAATGTTCTTGCATGAGTAAATTTGCACAAGGTATTTACGTTGTAAAAAATCAAAAAAAATATGTTGGGCTAGGACAACCAAGATTTCGCAGTGGTTGGGAACATGCATTCATGAGGTTTCTCGACAACAATGATCATGTGGTCAACTGGGCCAGTGAGAGTATTAGCATACCTTATCGTAATCCGGTCACTGGTAAACAGAGCATGTACGTGCCAGATTTTTTGATAACTTACAGAAACAAAAACAATCAACTCATAGCCGAATTGGTGGAAATCAAGCCCAAAAAACAAAGCGTGATTGAAAGCAAGATGACAGCCCGAGAAGGCGCTGTGGTAGCTGTAAACTATGCCAAATGGGATGCCGCAACCAAATGGGCTCGGCGTAACGGACTTACATTTAGAGTCATCACCGAAGACGACATGTTCCGTAACGGCCGTAAATAGGGTCGGTAAATACGGTATGACCCGTAAACTTGAGGAACTTTTTGACCTACCACCCAGTGGTTGTGATTCTGAATCAGACACGCCGCCGCAACAAGTAGAAGAAACTCGACATCAACTGGCAGTGATTGATCAAACCATAGACAAGATCGATCAGGCCCTGCCGGCTGTTCGCGGACTGGATGCCAGTGATAACGAAATGGACGATTTAGCCAACCGGGCTACCCAAACTTTTGAAGATCTAATGGACCTTGGCATGCAGGTAGATAGTCGTTATGCTTCAGAAATATTTGCAGTGGCCGGAGCTATGTTGGGTCATGCGCTCACAGCCAAGACAGCCAAACTCAACAAAAAACTCAAAATGGTTGAATTGCAACTTAAAAAAGCCAAAATGGATCAAGATTTTAAAAATGATGAACCCACAGAAACTGGACAAGGAGAAGTATTGGCCACGTTTTCTCGTAACGAATTGCTTGAAAAGCTCATGGGCAACAGAG